TCATATATGTATTTATCTGAAACTAATTTGGAATCTTTCATTGCCGTTGCCAATGTCATTTTTTCAGTCATTAATGCAACTTTTTGCTGATCGTAAATTATTGATGGTGCTGTTAATTCTAATTCAAAGCCAACTAAATCTTCACCCTCAAACCCTTGCGTATATAAATGTACAATTGCAATTTTATATAATTCCGATGTTACTATTTTTTGAACACGTTCGATTGTTCTAGCAAAACGAATATCCATTGATGCTAATGTAGTTTTGCCTTCTACTGCCTCAGCATATCCTAAAAATGGTTTAGGAATTTTAAGTGCAGCCATCATTTTGTCTTTTACGTAATTAATATCATCTATACCCGTAAAAGTCATACCTGGTAATGTATCAATTGATGTTTGTGAACTACCTCCTCGCACTGGCAAATAATAATCTTCCAACATGTTGTTAAGATTAAATTTTAAATTGTAATTTCCAGTTTGCGGATCTACGTGTGGAATTTTTTTCATTTTATTGATAATTTGTTCCATAAATGCATCTACTTCATTTGGCGGAATATTACCAATATCAATTTTAAAAATACGTTTTTCGGGAGCTCGCATGATGCGATGAATTAACATTGCATCTTCCATCATCATTAATTTTTGAAATTCTTTACGGGCACCTTCTAACATAGATCGGCCATATGGTAAAAAGTTAGAATCTGACAACATTCGAAAATGTGCTATTTCGTAAACGTCATATGTTGCTTGTTGATTTGCAACGTGTTTAAATGAAATTTTATATTGACCCGTTGCTTCATCATATTCTTCCCAACGTTCAATTTCGTAACTAGAAAATGGTCGTGCATTAATAATGCCAATTTCATCAGCAATATCTAATTTTAAAAAGAAATCTCCATATTTTGTCATGTTACGAATCCATGTCCATAGATTGAATTCGATATTTAAAATGTCATAAAATAAATTATAAAGAATTTTTTGTATTTTAGTATTATTCGTTTTAATAGTTAAAATATCTCCAAATTGATCTGCTAATGTAGACTCATCCGAATATATATCTAATGCCGAACTAATAATCGGGTCTCTATCCATCATTTCGTAATCAGCATAGAGCTGCATACGATTTTGATGCATATAATAGTTTGAATCATAGCCACCCATACCTCCTACACGATGTTTGTTTGCACCGTGCAATCTAGTATATCTATCAGCTACCTTAGTTTGATTTAAATTACCAACAGATTGCAATCTATTAGTATCTACTATCTTAAGTTTATCTTTACCATATGCACGAACAATCACGTTCGTAGCAAAAAGATTTTGTAATCGTTTTCTTAATGTTGGCATATTTTTAACTATTTTAATATAAATATAACTAGTTGTAGAACTGCGATGTTAACGTATCAACCACGTTAAATCTTCATCATTGTGACCATTATTCCAAGTCCACCCATCAGCTGAATTTGAAGGTCGACCTGTATATATTTTCGTTTCTGATTTTTGGAATTGTGAAAGTGCACGTTTATGCAATTCAATTCCTTGTTGTCGCAATTTAAGCGATGTATCTCGTAACCATAATCCAATACAAAATGCCATAACGAGGTCATCATTATATCCACCTTGTGATTGTGCTTTACCATTTAACCAAACAAATACAAATAATTCTTGTATTAATCGTTTAGAACGAATTACTGGGGTTCGTTCACGCATATACATTTCAAGTGCTGATATCATTAATGGACGTGTACGTGCGGTTGTAGATACGCCGGGAACCATTTGTGTCTTATCCTTCATATCATACCCCTTTTTGAGTTGTACATCTATATCAACATATCCATCATCTTTGTATGTATAAAACAATTTTTCATAGTTTCTGTCTAGTGCAGGTTCAATTGCAGCCCAACCAATATTGGCATTTTCTATTGCTAGCAGTGCATTGTTCCATTCTGTTGCAACAGTTACGAGCATATTGCCAAAATCCTTAGGTGGCATTTTACCTTTATATTCGGCAACTTGTGATACATTTTCTACATCAATAACATGAAAAGTAGACCAATCGGCACCATCTCCTCGTGCGACGTCAGCTACTACTATGTAATTTTTTTCATAGTTTGGATATTCCCAAATCCAATATGCGTTATCATATCCTCTACGTTCAATTGGATCGCTACACTTATTTTCATAATCCATTAGTATAGCACCATCTATCACAGTATGACCAGATGAAATAAAGTCACAGTCACATTCTTGTGCCGCACCTCGTTCTCCTAACAATTGAGTTTGTTCATCTCTCCATTGCTGATCTCGATCGGGGTGCGCGGTCCAATGTAGTTTAATTGTATGAAATCCGTTAATCTCTTGTTCAGCTTCAGACCATATCGAATGAAACCAATTGCCAACGCCGTTGGGCGTAGACAATACAATTGCTCCACCACCCGTTGATAGTGTTGCTTGCGATGCTATCCATATTTCTTCAATGTTTCTAATGAATGCTGCTTCATCTATAATTAGCAATGATAATGCTTCTGAACGTGCTCCTGTGGTTGCAGACGAAACTGCTTTGATTTGTGAGCCATTTTTAAATTTCAATGAAAGTTTATTATCAGCTTCAATATTTCCTTTTAACCAACTAGGTAAATTATCATGCATTACCCGAACTTTTGTTACTAAATTTTTTGCTACTTCTTGAGTTGTTGCAATAACTAGTACGTTAAAATCGTCTTTAAATAACATGCTCCAAAGAGCAAAGCCGGCTGAAAGTGTTGATATGCCTAACTGACGAGACTTTAAAATTACATTGTAACGATTATCTCGCAATTCTGTTAATGAATTTTCTTGAAATGGATATAAATTAAATTTAATTTTACCAAGTTTTGGATGCTGAATATAACAATATTGTCGCATAAAAAAAACAGGATCTTTAGCACACATTGTGTACTGTTGTTGTATAATCTGTTTTATGTTTTGTGACATATTATTTTATGATTTCATTGATTAATATTCCAGATCCTAATGTTGTAAGTATTCCTGCGGCAAACCATAATCCCTTTGCCTCATACCATTTTGGTTTAAGATATCGTTCTCTACGAATATATATTTCTACATTTTCTTGCAACAATGCAATTTGTTGATCTTTGTAACGCAATTGTAACGAATCCAATTTAATTAAATCTTCATGTTGTTTTGATAGCGTAACATACTTATCGATTATTGCATTGTTAATCGAATCCAATGCATACAATGAATCTAATGTATACGAAATATCGACAATTTCTTGTTGCGTAAAACATGTATCCGGTTTTGTTTGCGTTAGTGCAAATACCGGAAATAATAGTATAACTAATAAACGTTTCATATTATTTTTTTGATTTACGTCCTCGACGCGTTTTATTTAAAATGTTTTGTTTTGCTTCTTCTACAGGTTTTTCTTGTACTTGTAGTTCTTCTTTAGCTGTTTGCAATTCTTCAATTTCTGTTTTAGTTTCTTGAATTTCTTCTTTTATCACAACTCGCTGTTCTTCGATAGCTTCTGTTTTACCTTGTAGCTGATCAATTTTTTTGTTGTTATCGTCAAGTTTTTTATCTAGTTTTGTAACTTTCTTTTTGTTGATTTTATCACTTACAAAAATAGCAGCAATAATTGCTAAAATTACTCCGGCAATTACTGCCCAATATTTTTTAATTGTTTTCATTTGATTCTCCATTTAATCGTTTCATAAAATTGTCTTTGAATTTATCCCATTCTTTTTGTATTGTATTTTCAAATTCTTCCGGTGTCATTTTTGCTGTCCATGTTTCTGTAATACCTTCACTATTACTTACAAACTTCATTGACTCGGTATATGCTTGTTTTAAAAGTTCAACATCGCGCTCTGCGTCGCGTAACCAAGCTAATGCATTTTCTCGAATTTTATTTTGTTCGTATTCTTCAAATTTGTTAGATTTTTTTAATTCATGTTCCATGTCAATTACACAATCAAAACACATTCCGTGAATTTTTCTCATTTTCTGATCTAGTTGATGTGTACCGACACACGTACATGTGTCTTTTCTACAATTAGGAAATGCTTGTAATTCGTCTCGTATGGATTGAAATATATCAGAATTTTTTGTTTTACGAATTCGAAACCCGTCTCGTTGTTCTACAACATACACATTTCCATTTGTATCAGTTTCTTCCCAAATAGCACCAACTTCTCGATGTTCTGATTTATTTTTTGCATCAGAAAATCCTACAGTTTTTTTGGTTTGAAACTTATGAGTGCCATCCAACATTTGTTGAACGGCTTTAATGTTTTGTAACTTTTTCGACATATAACTTTATTTTTTATTTTTATGTTCTTGACCAAACTTTGCTAATTTTTTTGTAGTTGCAATTTTTAGCATTTTATAAGTATTTGCAATATCAGCTGCATCTAAATCTTTTGTAGCTAAATTAAGAACTTTTAATATATTTTTAACTTTAGCTATATTTCCGTCTTGTTTATTTAAATGTTTAACAAAACGATCAACATCCAATGCTTGTTTTGTTTCTGGCGAAATTTCTTTTTCTGCTTCTTTGTCTGCATCTGGTTTAGCGGCTGCATCTGGAGCTGATGCATCTGGCGCTGTGGGCGGTGTGGCTGCGGGGGGAGGAGTTGCAGCAGCTCCTGCGGGTGCTGGTGCGTCTGGAGCAGGTGCGTCTGCAGGTGGAGCAGGTGCGTCTGCAGGTGGAGCAGGTGCGTCTGCAGGTGGAGCAGGTGCGTCTGCAGGTGGAGCAGTTGCTTCTGGTTCATCGGCTGGGGCAGGCTCACCTTGCTCTTTTATTATTTTTGCAATTTTTCTGCGAACATATTCTCTAACTAATCGTTCATGTTGTTCTCTAGTTAAATTTTCAATTTTATCTTGTAATACATCTGCAACTTCTTTTTCTTCAGCATCCTGTCGTTTTTTTAGTCGTTTGGCAGCAGTCTTTGGATCATAATCGCCATCTTCAAGATCTTTATATAAACGATCATCATCATTATATGTTGGATATAGTTTACCATCATCTTGCATTTGTTTATCTCGCTTACGCAAAACATTATGTTGCATATCTCCGGTAGTTCTCGGATTCATTCCGCCTTTTTTATCATCTGCGGTATAATCTTTAAGATCTTTTCTTAGTTTTGGTTTTTGAGACTTCTCAAAATCTTTTGGTGTTTTATACTTGCTTTTATGTCGTTCAGCCATAATTTGTTCCAATTTTAATATAAATATATCATCGTGCGTATTTCAATACTCCTAGTATTTGATTAACAGGTGCAAATGCTCCGGTAAGCTTGTATGTATTTCCGCCATATGTAAAAACAACTCCCTCCGAAGGAACGATTGCATCAAACCCGCCCAATCGCTCAATTCGTTTAAGTTCTAATTCTAATTTTGCAACGGTTGCTGGATTTGGATTGTTTTGTAATTCTCTAATAAGTTCAGCTAATTCTTGTTTAATTGTTTGAACCGTTTTGGATGGATTTGCTGCTAAGAAATTTTCTGCATTTTTTAATGCCACTGCACCTAATCTTAAAAACAATGTTTCAAACGGTTCCATGTTTTGTTTGTAGTATCGTTTGAATTCATTTTTGTCAAATTCTTGTACCCAATTTAAAAATTCTGGATTTGTAATTTGTTTTTTAAGTGCCGTAATACTTTGTGATTTATCAAAGAATGCCCAACGATTTATTAATGCGTTTAAAACATCTTCTGGAATATCATATCCCATTTTATCAGCTTGAGTTTTAATAACATCTCGCCACCACGCTTTATGATACTCAGCTATTTGATCTGTTTCTTTTAGACCAAATTTGGTTCGTAATTGATCAATTTCATTAAAAAATGCAGCTTGTTGATCTTCAAAATCTGATATTCTACCGATTTTAATTCGTTGCGGAGGAATAAATGAAAATGTTTTTTGCATATGTGCATTTGCATTTTGTATGATTTGTTGAACCATTGCACCACCAGTTAAATCCGTTTCAACTACATTAGCTTGTTCATCATATTCAACTAAATTGTGAAATTGCAAATGTGCTTTATCATATGATATAACATTTTTAGTTGCAGGATAAATAATTTCCATGTTTGCAAATACGCGACCATTTTTAAATATTTGTGCTAATCTATCTGCAGGTATTTGTTGCAATGATTCTGCTAAATCTTCAGCACATGCTTTATATGCATCTACCACCG